ATTTTCTTTGCCTAGCTGCGCATTTTTTACGCAACTCAATTTTGTTTTTATAATAATACTCTCTGCATATAGCGTTATGCTCTTTTTTAGTTCTTTTCATAACATTTATCTCTATTTAAAACCAACTCGTCATTATTAGTGAGCTTTTTAATCAAACTCACCGGGGTTTTATAACTGATCACATTCATCTCCCCGCACTTACATTTTATCATAATACGCCCGGCATAGATATATTCGAGCGCCAACAGCTTCCGGCAGTTGGTGCATCTGATCTCTTTCCAAAATTTATCGTCTTTTTTTATCATGATTTTATTCTATCATCATTATTTTAGGGGTGAATGTTGATGTCTTTGTCGTAATTGCTATAAGAAAAAAGTCCATCGCTAAATTTGATATAGTACCCTCGACCACTCCAAGCGCGTCGCACTCAACCCCAACCTGACTAAATCTAGCTACCTTGTCCGTTACCGCCATCGTTGCTCCGTTTTTTCTTATATCGCCAATATATAAAGATGTCGCTATTGTATTTCTTTCCATAAAAACCCCGGAAGCCTCCGCCCCTATCGGAATATCCGTATAGCTATTTATGCCAGCCAGCGAAACATCGACAGCATTTACATTAAAATTTATATTCGCTCCATTTAAAAAATATCCAGTTAAAAATATCAAAGAACCTGTCGATTGGCTGTAACATTCGAAAATATTATTGGTATCGACTTTTACAAGGTTCGTTTTTTGCCAGCTTGCTCTTGCATTCGCGGAAATCCTATTATCCGTACTTCCGTTTGCCCTGGTATTTAGTATTTCATAAGTAAAGCTGGATGTCCTCCTTAATTCTATTATTGCACCTGCAATATTTCCAGCGTCAGTCGAAACACTTGATGATATGTCAATATCTTGCCAGCTCCCTTTTGACGCGGGCGTTTTATCAATTCCATTTGTAAAAAAAACAGCCTCATCTTCGGCGAATCCGACTATATACATTTTTGGGGTTTCAGCAGTTTCGTATATTTCAAAAATTTTGTTATCATCAACCCCAAAAATAGCCAAGCCCACATCAACGCCAGTTACAATTCCAAATCGATTATCGGAACTTCCATTTTTTCTTATTCCGGCCGACCTGTCCGCGCCGTCAATACCTCCCGCCACGCGCAAGATAACTCCCGTCGCGCCTGCCGAAACATAAGCCGACGCGTCTATGTCCACCCAAGATGAATAAACGGTGTTTACTATTTCAACTGGCTCAATCCAAGTTATCATTCAATGATAAAACCCTCACTGGCCAACTGCGCTATGCTGTCCAGCGTGGCTTGATAATCAATTCCCAATTCTTCGTCAGTCAAAGGGGTCGGGTCTTCCGAATTTAGTTCATACAAAGCCTTGTCCCGTAAACGAAAAATCAATCCGTGCAATTTATCAAATTGGATTTTGTTTTCTTCCGTCGTGGCTTTGACATCATACCCTTGCCAAATTGATGAAAAACCATTCCGCCAATTATCGTAATACGCGGAAGTCAAAGCGTCGTGCAAGTCGTTAAAATACGGGTCAACCTCCCGCCTCAATTCTTCAAGGCCGATGAAGTCGAAATTTCGCACTGATGGAATGTAGGTCATATTTTTTAATTAATTTTTTAGCCCAATTGAAAACTTAGCGAAATTATCATACCTTTGGCCTTTGTGGTCTGAACGGCGTCCACATCAATAGCAATCAGGTCGTTGGTGGCCACATCGTCGTGTGTGGTATCAATAACCACCGGAGTTGTCGCCGTATCAGTTCCTGCCTCGGTACTATCCCAAGTCAATTTTGTACTCAACATATCCACGCTATCAGTTACATTCCTAATCTGTACATCCATCGTTCCAGTTATTCCCGCGGTTATCGCTCGGCCGTGTACGCCAACCAAATTCATCCCATTCAAAGCCGACGGGACTACAAAGTAGCATTTTCCGTCGCCGGTAGCCACATCGGTCGCAAAATCAAACACAATCATCTGCACGGTCTTAATCCCGAAGTTAGAACCCGCCAAAGCGTCCGGAGAAATCGCCCGCGCTTCATCCGTTCCCGTGTTGACTTCGCTTGCGATAGCAATTTCGACAATTCCCTCGACTGTCGTGCTTGCGCTTGGCTCATCTCCGCTATTCGTTCCGCTTGTGTTCCCTATAACAACCTTTTCCGCGTCTGTTACATAATTGTCATCCGCGCTAAGTGCCGGGGCAAATGCGGTCGTGTCCTCTGCTGCTGCCGATCCCAATGCTGGCTTATTCAAAATTTGAGCATCACCACTGACAGCGTCCCAATCTGCCTGCACATTTACCTCAGCCCCAGCGGCGATGCCATCAAGTTTGTTTTTATCTCCGGCCACAAAAGACGCCGCCTCACTTGCTGCAAAAACCGGGTCGGTTTCCGCCGGGATATCCCCAACCGTGATAAATTCCGCATCATTATTCAAATCGCTCAAATTATGGCCGTGTGCAACTGCCGCATACACTAAGTCGTGATTGTGATCGATTGCCGCATAGTCCAAGTCATGATTGTGAGCGATTGCGGCGTAAACTAGATCGTGATTGTGCGCGACAAGCGCGTATTCGGAGTGAGTATGGAATATTTCTGCATAAACCAAATCATGATTATGATCTGATGCCGCTTTTCCCGCTAAAACCAAGGTCAAATCTTCTTGATCTGCCAATGTTCCCGTAATATTCCCCCATTCTGCGCCGGATATTTTTGTATTGATCAAATCAATTAAATCGGTCTGCTCATAAATATCGCCAAGAATATGCCCCCATTCTGTGGATGTAAAGACCTCAAGGAATGTCCGAACCTTGAAAGTAAAATTTATACTAAAAAGATGACGGTTGCTTTCGTCTTGCCCAAGTTGTGCTGGGAGTCCATTTGCAAAAACTTCCATCACATCAACACCGTCACTTTCCAAAACCAAATCATCACCTTGTCCATGCAATAAATCATAAATATCGTTTGCCTTTGCCAACCCGGTCGAAAATACTGCGTCCCGGACTGAGATTTGCACCGCGATATCTTGGAGCGGTAAATATCTGTCTGGGGTTCCACCAGTCTGCGTGATCATCACGACATTATTCACATTGTCAGGCATCCGGCTAATAAAAATATCAACGGACTTGGTTCCGATGCCTTGATTTTGCAAATAGGTCGCTATGTTTCTCAGCAATATCATATTTTTATATTTTACCGGTTAATTTACTGGCCACAAATTCCTTTCCAATCTTATTCCACATCGAGATATTCAGCCGCAACGGATCTTCGAGATATTTCTTTTTGCGCCCCTTTTGATAATTGATGATCGCGTGGCTACCATCTCGCCTAAACCCCTCATGCACATAAGCGGCGTAAGGCGTATTATAGGCCACGCAAACTGCGTCCTCGGCTGGTTCAAAAAATACATTTGCCGACGCCTGTAAGGTTCCCTTGTCGTGTGGCACTTCCATACGAGACAGTAACAACAAGCTATCCGCCATTTCCTCGCGGGCAACTAGCCACCATTTATCGACTTGCTTGTCGAGACTCGAAAGTCCTCGCAATAAATCGCTGCCATCATAAGAAACACTAAATCCCATATAAAAAGAAAAAACAGTTATTCGTTGGTTTTCGTTAATAGCGCTTTTTTGTGGCTTATGTTTCCGGATAAATCTCGTTTTATTTCTACCTTTACAACTTTATAATTACTGCCGCCATATACAATCACATCTTCCAGGTCAACCGTCTGATCTGCGCGCATCCAAACCTCAGCGTCAATCGCATATTCCATCCCTGCATCATTGCGAATTGTCTTTGTGATATTTTGGAATCTCACCCCGATTGTCGTCCCGGTTGATATCACCGGCTTGCCCTCTAAATCAAAGCCCGTGCGGGACTTGATGACTGCAAACTGGTTTAAATATGTCTCAATCATTTTTTTATGTTAGCCGACCGATTACAGTCCACATGCCTTTCAAGAGTCCCTTGGCTTCGTTTGATATCGCAACCTTGCCGGATCCAATCATGCCATCTGCAAAAGTTTCGGATAAATCACCGATGCTAAAACTCTTTACGCCCTCACTCTGCATTTTCTGCCTTTCGCCTCCGCCATTCGATAAATACAGGACTTGCTCGATAGTTGCATATTTCACCTTTTTATCAATCGCCTCAACGACAATACATCGGCTGGTCGTATCGACTGCCGGGCTGAAATCTGTCTCGGTTTCAATCTCGCCGGTTGCACTCACAAAGTTTGCCACCTTGTAAGTGTTCCCCTTTCCGGCACCGTCAATGATGATGATTGCCCCGCC